TATCCCATTCAAATTTTATAATATCAGTTGGCTTAAGCTTCTTTTTGCTATTAGTCTGAGCAATGAGATAACTAATTAGCCTTGCTTGTTCCCAATTGTCTTTTGTTCTTAGGTGTAACGAATCACAGATAATAACTAATTCGTAAGGCTTCATTTTGTCTAAGAAGTAGCTAGAACTAACTACACCGTATTGTACGCATACCAATTGGAATAATTCAGTATAGCTAATTACGCTTTCTTTTTCGTTCTGACAGTCTTTTTTTTTGCTGTGGTGCTTTCTATCTCATTCATCATTTTAAGCCACTGCGTAAACTCTGACAGACTATTTGGATTATCATCAAGCCACGTTAAGAAATCATCATAAGTAATTTCTAACTCTGTATCACTTGCAATAATTACGCAATAGAAATACATTATAACTTCACTAATCGTTATTGGGTTAAATGTTTGTTTCATTGCTTGTTCGTAAGCAATAACACTTCTAAAGGTTTTCTTTAGTTTAATCTCTTTGTCGTTTATTGTAATATTCATAATATTGATACTTTAGTAATAAATAGTTTTGGGGATTGAAAAATAATACATTCAAGAAAAAAAATAAAAGGTAGTAACCTTTGTTAGTTACTACCTTGTATTAGGTTATTAGTTACTTGATTTTGCAAGTGCACCGTGTCCGTTGAATTGTACACTATACGTTGCAACGCTTCCATTATCTGCGCTTAAGTCTATAGAAGATACTGTAACTTGTCCTGTGTACATATCATTTGCAGCAGACCAACCGCCACTTGGTACTATATGACCGTCAGCATCAGGTGCTGTTTTATCGCCCCAGTTTCCTACAGAAGAAAAGACAAGTGTAAGAACTGTTTTATTTAACATTGCATCTACAAGTTTGTTAAAGTCAGTGAGTACAAAAATGTTATCACTGCTTGCAGTCCAAGTAATGCGGCCTGGGATTGTACTATTAAAGCCTGCTGAATCCTTACAAGAAACATCAATTTCATCACTTGAAATGTTCACACTGCAAGAAGTTGCGCAAGCCAAAGTCTGACCACTTAGGAATAACTGTATCTGTTCGCCCATTATCTGTGACATAGTTTAAATACGTATTTAAATTAATTAGTTTCGCTTGTTGCAACTGATTCATTATTTGAATCGGTTGTGTATATTGTGTTTATCTTAGCCGAAAATTGCAAGTGTTGTATATAGGTATCTTCTACAAAATCTTCATTAACGCTTTCAAGTAAGATGTTATTAAAATAACCGTCTCTGTAGTTTTCTAATATTTGTCTTACTCTTTCCGCAATTTGCACAGTTTGAAAGTAATTATTAGCTGCAATTGCAATACTAATTGTTACAGTATCATAAAGCAATAAATCTTTTGTATAATTGCCGTAAGCCGATTCTTTAGTGAAGATTATAAAGGGATATGTTACGCTTTCTTCTGCAACTAACGGATATATCTTTTTACCTACCAACTCATTAAGTATTTCATCATTGATTAGTAAATTATACACGTGTTTGTTAACGCTAATACTTGTTTCTTTCATTGCTTGTAAAATTTATCCCTTGCTTTATTAATTGCATCGTCTAGGTTTTTCTGTAAAGACTGCTGTAACTCTGCCTTTGTAGATTGAACTGCATTAGTGAAAAACGTGTGTGAAATACTACCAGTTGAATGTGCTTTTCTACCTCGTTTAATTCCTTGGTGTGAATTGCCGCTAGTTTCTCGTTTTCCTTTACTTGCTTCTATCATCTTAAGTATTGGATTCCAATTTTTGTCTGTGTCCTTAGTGATTATTTCAACACGTCCGCTGCTTCCGTCTTTCTTTAGTTTAACAACTACACCTTTACTAAATGGTGCTGCAACGTACAAACTTCCATAACTGTTTTTAAATAACACCTTTTCAGTAGTATTTAGGCTTTTACCATTCTTAAAGGTTATACCCTTAAGGTTAGTTACTGCCTTTTTCTTAATGATATTAAGCGACTTTCTTAAACCACTTTTCAAGGCTGATTTAATTTTACCGCCTTTTACGTTTTGAAGAAAGAAAGTAAACCCTTTATCATCTAGCTTTGCTCTCACAAATTCCGTCATTAGTCGTTAATTAATTCAGTTATTACGAGTTTGTCGTTATAATCTTCAATTCGGTTTTCTATTGTGATAACCCTATATCTTTTACTTTCAAACTCTATTAAGTCAAATTCTGTAATAGGAACGTAAGCACGTATATTAAAAGTCTTTTGATAAGGGTAGAAGATTTCACCGTTTTCTGTTGTTCTGCTTCCGCTATCGTGTAACACCCTTGCACGTGTCTTATATCGCATTTCATATTCTTGCACCAACTCGCCATATTCATTTGTAGATGATATTGGCTTAAGTATCTTTATAGGTTTAGTTAGAAGTCCTGCCCTTTTCATTAGTTATTAGAATTATCATCATTAGTTACATCGCTTTGGTTAACCTCTTTGTTAATTAGATGATAAGCCAAACATTTCTTTTTCTTAAGGTTTTCACCTCTATAATTCCTATAAAGGTCTATCAAGTATTGGTAACTGTAAGGTACGTTTGTAGAATTAGCAAAAGCAACACTTTCACGGTTAGCGTAGAAATTACCTATTAACAATAACATTGCTTGTGTCAATGGAGACGGTATTTCACCGTCTCCATTTTCAAGTAATTCTAAAGAAGTATCAATATTTCTTTCTACTACTTTTTCGGCTACCTCAACCAAAGACATTAAATATTCGTCATCATCACGAAAACTTTCATCAATGTTAAGGTGTTTTTTTACTTGGTATAATTGTATATACATAATATATTGATACTTGTTAGTTATTAATCTTTGATTAAGCTATAGAACCTGCTACAAATGCTGTAGGTCTTAAAATTTTTGCGTCGAAGTAAGCATTAACAACTAGCCTAATTTGTCCGCTTCTAGCAAGTGTATAAGGGTCTACAGTCAAATCAATTGCGCCCCACTGACCGATTGCAAGGTTAGAGAAGTCACCGTAAAGATACTTTTTGTTAGCAATGTGTGAAGTGTTAAGCGCCTTAGTTCCGTCTACTTCGCCATTCTCAAATACAAGCTGTGTTGACTTTGTAGATTTAGCCATTGCTCTAAGTGCTGCCTTTGCCTTGTTTGACATTACGTAAACACAATTACCGTTTACGTTAGCGTCCTCAATGTCTGCTTCAAGGTCTACAATATCGCTAAATCCGCTTACGCTTGTTGCGCTGATAGCGTCAAACATTCCTTGTGGCTGTGTAGTTGTTCCGCTTTCATCACCCAAAATAGTTGCTTCGAGTTTGTTGTTAATAGCTGCTACTAAATCTTCTCTAATCAACTGTTCTGCTGCAAGTGAATCTTGTGCAATAAACTGCTTTGACAAGTCGATATAAGCAGTAATACGCTTTGGCTGCAAAGTAACGTGACTAAATGAAGAATCACCGCTAGCTGCATCTGCAACTTCACCAGCCCAACCAACGTTAGTAGCTGACATAATAGGTACTTGCACATCGCCAACCAAGTTAGTAAGATACTTAGCACCTGCACTTACAAGTACATTCTTTGCTCTAAGTGGCTCTAGAATGTTAGTAAACTCTGTTTCTACTACATCATCGTGCTCACTAGCAACTGTAATTGTACGACTTTCTAAAGGTAACTGAATTTGACCACCGAAAGAAAGTCCGCTTTTTCTCATTTCCTCTGCACCTGCGTTAGCAACTGCCTTGGTAACTTCATCCATTGAGCGATTGTTAGCAACGTCACGGATAGCCTTAATAAGTCTAAATTCTTTGTTCATTTTTCTAATATTAGAATTAGTGTTATTATTTAGTTTCTTAGTGTCTTTTGAATCTTCATCATTTTCATCTGATGTAGTTTCTTCATCATCTGCATCTTCTTCATTAGATTCAGTTTCATCTACTTCATCTTCTTTTTCTGATTCTTCAATAGACTTGTTTTCTTCTTCATTATCTTCATCATCAATAACTTTTAATTCTTCTTTGATGGTGTCGATTTCCTTAACTTCATCTTCCGTTAAATCACGTACTTCTTTCTTCGCATTATATAGTATATCAAAAGCACGTTGTTTCAATTCTAGTTTATTCATAAGGTATATTTAATTATAAATAGTTTATTAATTGAAAAAGTGCTTACATATTATCTATTTCTTTCTTAAGAGCGTCTAACTTATCATCAAGCGCTTTTATATCATCTATCTTTCTTTTGCTAC